GGTCGCGTCGTGTGTCGTAAAATCCGTACTGAGATTGGCGAGTTGAACCTGATATGCGGCAACGTGACTCGTCGCATTGCCCGTGGAAGTCACGGCCAACGCCCGCACGTCGCCCGCGTGGGTGTTGTATTCCGATTCGAGTTTGGCCAACTCAATCTGATAGGTCGAGAGGTACGTCGCCATATCCGACCGCTCAGAAGCGATGATCGTTTCCACCTTCGCAAGGTGAGCGTTGTAATTCGTTTCCAGGTCAGCCAGCTTGGCCAGATACGTCGCCAACTGGCCGGAGACCGTGGCGGCGTCCGAAACAACCGAGGCCAGCGACGTGGCAATCAGGGCGTCGATGGTGCCCATCAGCCCGGACAGCGAACCCAAATACGACGCGCTGAAAATGTTGTCGCTGGATGCCATTTCGCCGTAGACGCGAACCGAGTCGTTCAGCATCGTCGTCCACGCAAGCATGACATCTTCGTACCGCAAGTCGTTTTTCTGCCGGCCCTCGTTGTACGCCGACGTGAAGTCGTTGACCAACTGCTGCAAAATGACCCAATTGTTCATCTTGCGTCGGGACATGGCGTAGGTGGTCAGAGGCGGGTACACGTTCGTATTTGTGTAAACGCTGTTGACCTCCCAGCCCTGCGCGGCCATCCAGCCAACCGATTCTTGCGGAACGCCGGTCACAGAACCCTGCATCCACCACTGCGAAGTCCAGGGCGTGGCCTTGTAATTCGGCGTCAGGTCATGCAGCGGCGTCCCAATGTTGCTGGGCGTAGAGACGGACATCATTCAACTCCTATTCGTAAATGAAGACGCAAGAGACGGTCAGGCATTCTGCATCGCCGTTCGTGCCTTCAACCGTACATCGAAGTTCCACGGAGTCGCCGCGTTCGATGGCATACCCGGCCCCGACCGTCGTGTTGATGGCCACGGCGGAACTGTCAACCCACGTTCCGGCCACGGCCGACCCTTGCACGCCCTGACTCGACGAGTTGGTCGAAATCAAGTTTCCTTTGATTTTGACGTTGACGTAGGGCTGGGTCGCGCCGGAATCCGGCCAGTGTTGTACAACCGAGAAAGCGACCAGATACGCCGTGGCACCCTGCCACTTGAAATATCGCTCCTCGACTTCCGCCAGAATATCCTGAACGGCATCGTCGAAGATGCTGTTGACTGTGAAGTCCACTTGGCGAACCATCTCGGGGATGCCGACGCTCAGGGCCGTGAGTGGATAGGAGATATTCAGCGGCGCACCGGCGATTGTGATGCTGGCGTTTGCGGCCACGGAGGTCACAATCCCGTAGTAGGTGAAGGAATTGTAGGTGTACTTTACCGGCAGGCCGATTGCGAAGTCGGACGTGTCGGACATCGTGAGTTCCGACGTGCTTGCGGGCGTTGCGGTGTACTTCGTGCCGGACACCAAAACCCACGGCAAGGTCAACGCGGCGGCGGTGGCGTACTCAACCAGCGCGCCAACGGTCAGTTTCTTTTCCGTGCCGCCCTGCAAACAATAGAGCAGGTCGGAGTCGGTCGGCGTCGAAATCTCCGTCAGGGCCGCCGTGTAGGCATTCAGCCCGGCATGGACGTAGGCGGCCACGCTGGAGGCAGTCGCCTTCTTGCCCGTGGTCGTTTGGCAGACCAGCATCAAATCCGTTCCCACGATGGTCGCCGTATCGAGGCCGGCGAGGTTCAGCACCGTGGCCTGGGCACTGGCATTGACGTAGGTGGCCAAGTCGTCGATGGTCGCCGTTTTGGCCACGTCCGACCGATTCAGCAGTAGCAGGTCGCCGGTCAGGCAGGGGGACACGGCGGCCGATGCCAGAATGCTTGCCGTGGCGAACGCCGCAATCTCGGCCGAAGTTGCGTACTTCGGCGTGCCGGAGTTCAGGATGTAAAACTTGTCGGCCGCATCCAACGTCGCCGCGTCGGCCAGTCCGGCGGCGTAGGTGGCGAAATCCGCGTGGAGTTTCGTCTCAAGAGCGGACAAAGCAACCTTCAGAGAAACGCCGCCCTGGTTAATCAGGAATGTGTCCGTCGCGCCGAGCGTCGCCGCCGACAGGCCGGAAATGTCCAAGATGGTAGTTTTTTTGTCCGTTACAATCTGCGTTTCCAAGTCGGCAATCGTGACCTGTTTCGACACGGCAGATCGGCCGACGAAAACGGTGTCGGTCGAAAGCAGCGACGTGACGGCATCCGACGCCCAGGCGGTTGCAATGACGTAGGACGCCACGTAGGAAACATCGATCAGTTTCCGATCGCCCGACCGATAGATGAAAAAATCGTCGCCGGCCGCAACCGAAACGACCGGCGTATTGGAAGCCCCGGTATCTAGGGCGTAGGCCGCGATGGTGTCCACGTCCAGTTCGTAGATCGTCCCGGAGCGGTTTGCCAACACCATGTCGCCGGCGACGGCCGGGTCGGCCTCGCTCGCCGCGGCCCAGCCAGACGCCACGATGTAGGCGGCCAGCAAGTCCACGTCGGCACGTTTCTTCGTGGTTCCGTCGAACATCAAGAAATCGTACCCGGCGATAACCGACCCAACGGCCGCTGCCGCCGCCAATGCCGCCTCTGTGTAGGTTGCGGCAGCGGCGGAGAGTTGGTTGACCGTGGCCTTCTTGGTCGATGTTTGGACAACGGCCAATGTTTCCGTGCCGGCCAGGGCCGTTGCCGCGTCCAATGCCGAGATTTTCACGTTCGCCATGACTACCTCCACCTTCCGAATTGACTGATTTCCAAAATAATTTCCTCGTAGGCCCACTGTGCCGTGGAATGGAGCCAAATAACAATCCACTGGGAACGGATTCTCGGGTAACTCAAATGCGATCGGCCGGCCGCCCACGTTCCGCTGTCCGCCGCGTAGGTCGTCGTTCCCGCAATGATGTCCGCCTTGGCGTGTTCAACGGCGTCTTCGGCGGTGTCGCCGGTTACAACGCGCCACGTCACGCTACCGCTGTCTTCGCCCAAAACCCCGTGCAAGGCCACAAGCTGGCCGAACGAGCCGACTTCCCCCATCTTGATCGGACCGATAAGAAGGTGACTCTCGGTTGGGGCAACATCATTGTCCACCGGCCAGAAACCCTTGCCGCCCAGATCGAACATCCAATTCGAGTTGACGGCATCCGTGACGGCAAAGATGTAAACCGCGTTGTCGGCGTGAGAATATCCCAAAACGGCCGAGTCCACGTCCAACAGTTCCTGGGGGATTCTATCCAGCGAGAGGTTTTGCAATCCGCTGCCGTTTGCCTGGACTGAGTAAATCCCATCCTTTGCCAGAAACACCACGGCGTCATCGGCCTTGGCCCACGCCGCCGCACTGACGATACCGGCGTTGCGAGACACGTTCCTGAGCGTTCCGTTCGCCGCTGGGTCGCCTTGGACTATCCAGAGGGTATCGGCGGTGGCGGCCAGCAGAAACGCATCCTGATGCGGCACAAGAGCCGTGACGGCCCCGCCAATCTCGCCCGCCTCCGATAACTGGAAAAACAACGCCCGGCCGATGTCGCCGACATCCTTGCCGTAATCCCAATCGTCGTAGTCTCCCTGCCTTGACATTTTAATGGCGTTGGTCTCGGTCGAGTCGATCAGGACGAGACGGCCGCGATACAGGCAACCAGTTACCGACGCCGTGGCGGTGCCCAACGTGGTCTTTTGGTCGAGGATGATTACCAGCGCACTTTCGGTGATGAGCGTGTTTCCGTCTTCAGTCAAAAGCGTCTGATCGACCAGGGCGTCGGCACCGTATGTTGCGACGGTCGGCCGCGTTGTCGGCATCGAGCCGCCACGCAATCGTTTGTCGAACGGGTCTTCCGGCCGGACATTGACCGCCCAAGGCGTCGGATAAGGCGCACGCGGGTCGTGGCGATCGGAATAGCCCGACCGCCGAACGACGCCGGCGTTTGGAAACCTAAGCTCGATTACCTTTGTTTTCGCCATCCTACGCTCCGAAGAACGGTTCCAGCAAGCCAGTTTCAGCCGGAGTTAGAAAATTCTTTTTTTCAAGCGGTGGTTCCGTCTGCAAGGCCAACGCCAATTCCTCCAGCAATCCCATCAAACTAATGTCGGATGGTTTCAAATCGGATTCGAGTTCAAGCAATTTCGAGTATTCTTGAACAAACGTCGAATGCGCGGCCGTACCCGCGTCCAGCTTCACGTTTTCGTTTTCTTTCGTGCCAGTCACTTCGTGGAGTAACTTAACGCGGTGCTGTTCGATCACTTCCGCTTCAGCCAGCACGGCCCGAAGATATTTCAACACGCGATAGGAGGTCGTCGGCTTCATCCTCAGTTTGGAAAGATGAACAAACGCCTCTTTGGCCATCACGATACTTGCAAGATTCATATTCGTTTCCAGTTTAGAAAATGATCGAGAGGAAAACCCGCCCGCCGGAATACTCCGGCGGGCGGAACTCAAAGTTGCAATAACTTTGCTGTCATGGTTTACGCCGCATCGTCCAAGCTGTTTGGAACCGCATAAACGATCCGAACGCGAACTTGGTTGCGAGTGCCGGCAGGCACGTCCGCTACAAATTTCTCAGTGACGCCATCGCCGGACGTATCACATCCCTTAACGCAGACGATTTCCGCACCGGATAGCACCGCCCAGTCAGGAATAGTGTCGATTTTGTGGTTTTTAACAAGATCAGCCGACTTGCCGTACTTGTCCGGGTCGCTCGTAATGCCGATTCCGACCTTGACCAGTCCGTCATCGCCCGAGGCGTCGCCAACCACAGTGGTTTGCAGGTTGGCTTGAACGGAGAGAATTACCGCACCGGCAGGCACCGTCTCGGTCAGGTTGGTTTCTACCGCGTTGGTGAGGTTCACCGTTTCGTCGATCACCTTGATTTCAAGCCCTTCCGTGGCGGTTGCACCGAAACGAGCGGCTACTGCGGCAGAGGCCGCACCAGCCTTGTTGGTCAGCACTCCAGACATTCCGACATTGCGGAAGTCGCCAACGTCCTTGTTGGCGTCGGCCACAACTGCCTTACTAGCTTGAACCGTTCCGGCGGTCGTCACGTCGCAGTAGTTCAACTCGGCGGCCGTGGCGGTTACTTGCGTTTCAGACCCACTGGTTCCGATGTGCAGCGCAGTCGCCTTCACAACTCCGATGTTGGAATCCGCGTTGGCGATCACCGCCTTGTTGGCCGAGATCGTTCCAGCCGTAACGCCGGTTAGGGCGTTTTCTCCGCCGGCTAGAGTTGTGCCCTCGCTACCCAGGACTCGCCAGTAATAGCTCGTCCCAGAAACGACGGATTGAAGCGTCACCCAGTCGCCTGCTTCAGCGAAGGTAATACTGGTATCACCGCCCTGGTTGTAACCGCCCGTGACGGTCAGGGTCAGGTCGCCGCCGTCCGTTTTCAATAAAACGGTGCAAAGCAATCCGGCCTTGGTCGGTTGGGCGAGAGTTCGAGCCTCGGCGGTTGCGGTCACAACCGGGACGACCGCCAATTGGCGATTGACCGTAACTGTGCCGGAAGCGCCGGGGTCGGTCATCTGATACGGCGCATTTTTCAAATCGAAAAGAACACGATGGGCAGACATAATAATGCTCCTTCTTGACACCACTGGAATGGGACCGGCGTCTTTCTCCCCGAGCATTAAGCGCGCTCGTCAACAAAAATAGAAATTGTTCCCGCGCCCGCCGCGCCGCCTTGGACAACGACGATTTTGATTCTTTCGTTCAGGACGCGAACGTCGGCAAAGGAATCCGTCGCCGCCGCGCCGTCGGAAACCTTGTTGACCATGGCGCGTGGATAATACCACTCGCTGGCCGACGGGCTGTCGGTCAGGATGGCCACCCCGGTCGTTTCACCGGTAATGACGAGATCGGCAGTGGCGGCGAGCGTTCCCGCGACGTACTTGATTGCGTGGATGGAACCACGGATATTCAAGCCGGCGTAGACCGTGGCATCGCCGTTGGAATCGCAAACTATCGCTACATCGTATTGCATCAGCATGAAAATAGCTCCTTAGACTAACACGTCATCGAAATAAACATTAACGCCGCAATTCGGGTTGCAATTACCTCCCAAGCTACTTGCATAACCTATGGCGTCCGGCGACGCGGCGTTGTTGTCGTTTTTGATGGCAAGTTCCAACAGTTCTCGATACTTCGCACCGTGAATCTCTTCCGTGTCTCGGAAAGTCCGCTCCGCCGCCGCCAGGCACGATTCCACGATGACCGGTGCCAGCACTTCGCCGCCGAGCGGGTATGGGTTGGAAACGTCGATCATCGTCGGCCGCATCCGCATGATGGCGGTCAACACATAGGCGGCGTCGGGCGTCGGATAAAAGACGACCTGCCGCCTCGACCCGACGGTCGCGCTGAACGTAGCCGTCACCACGGCGAACATCGTCGGATAGCTGGATACTTCACACGCCTGCCGAAGAGCGCGTATTTCCGATTCGTCAACCATTTTGATCGGCGGGTAGCATTCCGCCGTGTCCGCGGCAAACGTAAAATCGCCCTCAATCGCGTCGAACCCGGCCGGCAAATCGTAGGTGTGGGTGGCCGCCACGGTTGTAACAGGCTGGGTTGTTCGCAAAAAGCTCCAGCGATGGGCCAAATAAACGGATTGAAGTCCGTCTTTGATGCACACCCTAATGTCTTCAATGTCGTCGGCCTCTAAACCGCTTGTGGTTCGATGCCCGAACAAAAATCGAGCAAGCCGCTGTTGCAATTCCGTGAACCCGACCGCAGTGTCGAGACTCGTGTCGGCCGCCGCCCCGGTGATGTCAACCTCGAAACGATGCGTCGTTCCGTCGTAAACGACCTCGACCCACGCCGTGTAGATCAACCCGCTTGCCGGTTCGGCGAACGTGTAGGCGTAAACTCCAGTTGATTCTTTCGTCATGGAAACGCCGTCGGCGACGACAACGGCGCCGGTATCGTTGCGTTTGACGCCATACGCGCCGGTCGAATCGGATAACTTAATGGAGGTTGGGTCGGTTAAGACTCCTTCAACCATCCAATTTCGGCGAATGGTAATGCTCATATTTAGCTTCCGTTCGATACAATGACGGTGTTTTCGGTAGTGACATTAACGGGAGTCGCCGCCTCCGAAGTCGCCAGCCCAGCCTGAATCGCCGCAACCGATTCGCTATCGACAGTCACCTCGGTTTGCGGCGAGGAGAGGACGTTGTTGGAGGCGTCGAACATGAGCGTGCTAGCCTTCTCTTCCATGCTCCCGGTAATCGGGGTTGCCGACATTGCCAACTTAGCGGCACAATCTTGAACCAGATTGACGCCATCCCAATACCAATTTTTGGTCGAAAACCGGTCTGCTAAATCGGCTACCGTCAAGGATGCTCCCGCCCTGACGGCAAAGCTGGTGCTGTAAATATGCCCGGCGGCAAGCCAACCAGGGAACGTAATCCTGTACTCCCCTGTTGCTCCGATCTCCGTCGCTGCAATCGCGTAGGAAGCGATGTTGGCGGCGTTGTACGATTCGACCAGTTCGGTGGCCGTGTTGGCAAATTGTTGTGCGTCGTCACGAATGACGGCGGCCACGGTCAAACCGGAATCGAAAAATGCAGAGAGTGTCGCCATGTTGTTACCTTGTTACCAATGGGTCGCCGACGGCCAGGAAGTGCAGCGTGTTGCGACCGGCCCACGCGGCCTCAGCGAACGTCCAGCCGCGTGCCCAAAGCCTGGAATAATACTGAGACGATATGCCGGAGACGTAAGGCTCGGCGGTGTGGCCGACAAAACCAACCGGCGTGTTCGCATAATCCGTGCCACCGAAGGCTGTGGCAGCGAAAAACTCCGCCGGGTCTCCGTGGGCCGAACCGTAAATGCCATTGAACGATTCAACCGACATCATTGCGAACCAGCCGCTATTGCCGCTGAGTGCCACGGAACCGTTGCGGCCCCAACCGTCGCCCAGCACGCCGGTGTGGACGCCCCAGTTGCCGAGGAAGGTCACGTCGGCAGCTTCCGAGAGTAACGATGACGTGCCATCGTTGAAAGTGATATTCGCCTCGTCTACGCCTTCGCTCGGCAAGGCTGCGTTATCGTCGGCAAACACGGGGCAGTAAAGATAACCACTCGTGCGTTTGTCGTCCAGCACATATTCTTCGCCACCAACGCCCGCCGCGTCGCCGCTGATCGTCACGCCGTCCGCGTTCAGGCCAGAAGATGCTGCCGCGAGCTTGTCGATGTACGCCGTGCTGGCCGCGTAACTGCCCATGTCGACCCACGACGGGAGACAGGTCACGCCCTGATATACCGCTCGGCAGAAACGCGAACTGCCAGCCTGATAGCCCGAGCCGGTTCTGTAGCCGCGATCGGAGAGGAGGCTGTAGACCTCCATGCCAACTGAGCCGACGGCCCCCTGCCGCGACGGAACGCCTCGCATGAAAACGATATGGCGAATCGGCTTTGCTGCCTCGTTGGCGACCAGCCAGGTGTAGATCGGGTCGAGAATCAAACTGGTCACATTGGCCGAAGTGGTGCTGGTCGTGTCCGGCAGTCCAGCCAGTCCAAGCACATTGGCCGCCGAGACGCCGGGCCGATGGGCCAGATAGTAGTTTTTGAGCGTCACAGAATCGGCAACGTCTGCATTGTAGACCACAAGCAGATGCTTCGCTGGGTCGTAAGCATCTGGTGTATAGGTGATTGTCGCAACGGTGGCTGCACTGGACGAGGTATTGGTAATCGTGACACGCCGAACTTGCAATGGGCTATCCTCGGTGGCCCGCGAAGTGGCGGTGATCTCGCAAGAGCCGTTGCTGACGTAGGCGACAAACCCTTCGCTGTTGACCGTCGCAACCGCTTCATTGGAAGAAGCATAGATGATCGGCGGAATCGTGCCGGACAAATCAGGTTGCAAGATATTGACCGATAATTGCCACTGCGTCCCGACGGTGGCGGAAGTGCTGGTGACAGTGTGCTTCACCGCATCTAAAATCTGTTCGTCTTCTTGCGACGTTCCGCCGGACAGCACTTTGCCAGTCGCCGCCAACACGCTGATCGCAAAATCAAAAACATTACCACAAACGCCTTGGACATCTGTGCCAACGGACTTTACACGCGACCCGATGAAATCAAACTTGTCATCAATTGCAGCTTCGGCTGCGGCCTGCGACTCGGCTGATGTCAGATCGGAAAATACCAATCCAGAGCCAGAATCATACTCTGATTCCCACGTATTGGTCGTTACTGTGCCGTGATTGTGTAGTACAATTCCGTCAAAACTATTATCGCCAACAATACCATTGTTGTGTTTTACAATTCCCCGGCTGCTATTTTTCGACACTGTACCGTTATTGTACTCGACAATACCACCATCATTTTGTCCCACCGTTCCGTCGTTCCCCACAACAGTTCCGCCATCGCCGTTGAACCCGATGGTATAACCATTATTATTCCGCACAACAGTTCCGTAGTTCGCCTCCATTTCGCCATAATTATTGACAACAGTTCCGTAGTTATAATAAACTGAGTCAAATGCGATGTTTATCTCGCCATAATTTGCCATGACTGGCGAATAGCACACGTAAACTCGCCAATGCTGAGGAATCGCGGCAACCGTCTCGCCGGTATTTATAGCCAAGGCCCCACCGCCTTGCAACTCCAAAGTTCCGAACTGAGTAAGGTCCAAATCGGTCGTAACCGTCACGGTTATAGCATCTTTGATAATGATGTTATCGCCCGCCACCGGAACCACACCACCTTCCCACGTGTCTGTCGCTTCCCAAATGCCCCAGGTTGTGGCAATCTTCGTTTTTACAATCGAGATGCCGCCGTAAGCACCTGCCGCAACAGCGGGCAAGGCTAGTCCCAAGTCCCTCGCCGTTTGCGCCGTGCCGCCAACTTGAATCGTGTTGGCCGTCTGCAATGCGATCGCACTAGTCAGGGTGGCAGTGTCTACCGCCGTGTCGCTGGCGTTGCCCGATTGCACGGTAATCGTCACCGCTTCGCCCGTCGCAGCGTGGATGGGAATAATTGCTTGCGCCGTTGTTTTCCCGGCGTCCTTGGTTCGCGTTTCCGATGCACCTCCCACAACAATCCCGTTCACGGTCGCTGTCCAAGCCAGGAAGCCGACGGCCGTATTGATCGCGCCGCAGCGGCAATCCACCAGCCAGTCGCCTGCGCCGGGCGTACCGCTGTAAATCGTGTAGGGCGTCGTGTAGAGATTCGTAGTTGCCATTTATACGCTCCGAAGGATGAGTGGTCGAATGGTCGGGCGAACGATTTCCGGCTGCCACGGATACGGACGGCCCAACCCCATGTCATTGTTATAAATCGCCGCAATTTGCGAAGCAGTTAGGGCCTCGTTGTAAATCCGTAGATCGTCGATTGCGCCCTTGAACACCCGGCTATCCCCAGCATCCATGCGATTCGCTATTCGCATGGCCGATGTCGATGAGTACAAAGTCCCGACGGCTGGCCGCGACCCAGCAGACAACACGCCATTGATATAGCCGAAGACTCCAGTGCTGGCCACAACCCACGCGCAGTGCGTCCAGGTTGCAAGCGGCACCGCTCCACCAATTGAGCTATCCAACGAACCGCTGTTGCCATGCACCCCCATACTCAATGTGTTCGCAGTCTCGTTGTAGTAGCAAGTAAATT